GATCCTTTCGGCGGCTGGACGATCTCTGCGACTCCTTTCATGGCGTCAGGGTCTTTCAGAATTTCGTCCACAATGATCCGCATGACGCGGTTTCTCATCGCTGCCTGTACCCATGCTCCGGTTTGCTCGATAGTGGAGCGTACCGGGTCCACGATCTTCCGCGCGGATCCGGTCGGGCTGACTTCCTTGATCGGCGCTTTCTGACCGCTGAACATCTGCTTTTGTCCGATTCCTGTCTTGAACTTTTCCTCCATCGAGAACTGCCGGCGCATCGGAGCATAGTTCGGATTTTGTTGTTCGAGAATGTCCGCCAATTCGCGGGAAATGAGTCCTTCTTCCACGCCGTACACTTCGCGGATGTTCTTGTAATATTGGTCCCACTCTTGACCGAGTTCGCGGAATCCAGGATAACGGCGTTCCAACTCTGCGACTCTTTTCGCCACTTTCTCGGGCGTCATACCGAGTTTCGGATCATAGACACGTTCCCCACGTTGCATCCGAGTCAAGGCATGACGGGCGATCAGGTAATCCGTAAAGGCGTTGTAATTCCCGCGTCCGGCCTTGCGAACGATGCCCTGCAAGCCTTCGCCAAGCACTTCGCCTTGAGGATTAACGAACTTGTCCAGGACGATGACATTAGCTAATTGATTCGCCCGGTTCGCGTCAATGGATGCTTCGTATGCTTCGCGGGAAATTTTTTTGATCGGCGCGTTCATATCCACGAAGGATTGATACGCATTACGTGCGGCCGCTTTTGTCGCCCCTACAACGCCACGAGCCGTCTTCTTGATGGGTTTATCAACGATCTGTCCTTCCGTGGTGAGTGTGTTTCGTCCGCCACGGAGAGCATTTGCGACGATCCCGAGCGGTTGTGTGCCGAACAGCTTTTCAAACCATCCTTGACGAACAGGTTCGGCGGATATTTGCTCTGTTGCTTGTTCAATCGCTTCATCCGCTTGACGTAAAGGAGCCGGCGTGATCTGCTCGGTTTGATCTCCGAGTTGACGCACAATCCGTTCAGACGGATGCGCAGTAGGCGTCTCGGTACGTTGGATATTTTCAATGAAGTTTTCAATCTCACGATTAAGCGGACGTTGACGGAGTGATTGAATAAGTCTCTCTGCACCCGGTACAATAGCCCCCGCAGCTCCACCAATGCCGGCACCAAGTGCGATATTTTCCGGGTCAAATTCCCGACCACGGAACAGCACGTCACCCACTTCTTGTCCGGCCGTCTCCAGCGCTCCGGCCGTAGCGCCGGTGATTGCGCCGCGCGCGATGTTCCCGACTCTATTTGCCACCGGACGAAGGAGAGTCGTGACGCCGCGTTCAATCGCCGCGCCCGGTTGAAGATAGCCCAACACTTCCCCGACCTTAAACTCCGGGCTTTGGCGGGCCTGTTCAAGCCATTCCGGGTCTATCCCAGAACCACCAAGCGCACGGGAAGCGCGATCCGCCACCGGTAAAGCAGCGCCAAAAGTGAGGGCGTCAGCATACCCTGCTGCGCCCTTATCCATTGACTCAAGCACATACTCTCTGCCTTGTTGCAATGCGGGAACAGCGGTTTTCGGGGAAAGTCCTTTGCTCAAGTTCTCAAGAAGTCCCGACACAGCGTTTCGGACTCTTTCCATGCCGCTCGGACGTTCCGGTTCCTGGGTTTCCATCACAGGAGGTTCCGGTTCAGGACGCGGCACGACATTCCCCAAAAGCAAAGGTTTAGAGAAGTCAGCGGCTTTATCAAGCTTTTCTTGGTAGACTTTTTGCTTGCGTTGTTCCGCTTTCTCCCGTTCAACCGGATCAAAAAGCAGCCGGCGCCTTTGGTAATACTTGCTGTTCGGATCGCCGAGAATTGAATTTGATCCCGCATCGCTGGAAGAACTTAATCCAAGTTCTTTCCGCCTATCATCATACTTGCTTGCCAAAATCTCACCCCCTACCGGGTCGGGATGCCATAATACAGCAACAATTGATCCGTCAAATTATCCGGCAAGTTCAAAGAGAGGATGTATCGTTCTATTGCGTTTCGATCCGTGATCGACCGGCCGCCCGTCTGGCTGTTGTATTGGGTGTACAAGGCGTTAATGTTGTTGATAATTTGATTCAAGTTCGGGCTGCTTGAAGACGTTTGACGTTGGGCCGCAGCTGCCTGTCGTGCATTATCCGCCCGCATGTTCTCGATGCTTGCCACGACTTCTTGTCTGCGGAGCGCATAGTCTAAGCCGTAGCGGCGAACGTCTTCGTCAAACTCTTTCTTCCATTGTTCGTCCCGGATCGCATCACGCGCCTTTTGATAGGCGAATTGCTCACCATAACGGCGGCGGTCTTCTTCAAATTCCTGTCTCCACCGGTCATCCAAAATGGCGTCTCGTTGTTGTTGATATTGTTGTTGCCATTGGATGTTCCGTTGCTCTGCGGTCGGCTGGCCGTTGTAGATGCCGCCATAAATCGCATCGTTCCGAATTCGGTCTTGCTCGCGTTGGTAGTTGAAGTTCCGATCGGATTCGAGCACATCACGGTTCGTAAGATACGATTGCAGCGCCCGTTGAAACTCTTGATTCGTAAGGTCAGCATTTGTGAGGATATCCGCCCGCAGTTCACCCCGGAGCGCAAGTTCATAAGCCCTTTCGTCCGCCATGATCTCACGGATAAGACGTTCTCTCTCTGCCCCGGACGTATCTTGCAGCGCTTTATACTTCGCTTCGATCTCATTCCGAAGTTGTGCGAGATTTTGATTGATGTTCGCTTGTCTCGTCGCCAAGTCTGCTGCCATTTGAGCGTCCATTTCCGCGCGTTCGCGGTTGAGCATGGCTTGATCGTAGCTTGTGCGTCCGCTGAACGGGTTGGCGTTGCGCTGGAAGGAAAGGTTCTCAAGCGTCCGTTCCTCTCCGATGTCTTGACGCAAACGGTCATACTGCGTTTGGAGTGCTTGAAGTTGTTGCTGTGCCGCCAGTTCACCCGCTGCAATCGCCTGATCCGCCGCGATCCGCTGTCTTGAAAGTTCCGCCGCAATCTGTTGATCGACGTACCGTTCAATCGCCGCCTGGTCCCGTACCGGCATCGTAGGCGTGTAGGTGGGGATTCTGTCTCCTTGTGGAATGGTCGTCGGATTAAAGTAGCCGGTCGGATTGGCGTATGCTGGCAGATCGGTTTTTTGTGGCATGGGCGGGGCTGGTGTCTGACTCTGTGAAGGTGGTGTGTATCCGAGATTTTGAGTCAGATACTTGTATTGCGCACTCGTATCCAACCCTTGCGCCTGACGTTCTGCAATAACCTTCAACGTCCGTTCAATCTCGCTTTGGCGGAACGCAGCATCACTTGCGATCTTTGCCTGATTCGCTTCAATCGCCCGGTTCGTTGCGGCATCAGTTCCATATGTCGCCCCGCCGTATCCCGTTGCCGGAGCGGTTCCCGGAGAAGTTGCGGCGTTTGCTACGGTCTGCGGAATCGCAGGAGTAGGCGTTGTGGTTTTATTGGACGTTGTGCTTTTCGTTGATGTACCGATGGACGAAGATTGAGACGATGTTTTCGGAACTTGTACTCTCGATGTATCGACCTTCGAAGACCATCCCGAATTGACCACAAGTGCCAATGTTCACACCCCCATACAAATAGAAAAAGCACCCGATAACGGATGCTTTTGGTATAATAGAGTTGGTATAACCGCTTGGGTGGGAAGTATCGCCTCCGGTTGGAGGTGATGCCCATGCAATTTTCGTTTGCGGAAGTCTTGATGTTCGGAATGTTCATTCTGGCATTATTGACTTACATCAACAAACGAAAATAACCCGCCCAGGTTCGCGCCAAAGGAACGGGTTATTTTCGGGCTTTCCCGGAGGTATCCCACCTAAAGTGTTATACCGGGGGAGAGTGTTGGCGCACTCTCCTTTGTTATTGTAAGCATATCACAGCAGGATTAGACTGGCAACCATAGTTTGTCGCAAACTACTTGGTTCCGTCTACCAAAAACGGAAAATCCTCGATCAACTCTCTCGCAATTTCTTGATGACCTTTTTTACTGGGATGAACATTGTCGATGAACATTTGTTCTCGATTGTCCTCGTTCTCCTCGCAAAAGAGGTCGTATCTGTAAACGTGTCCTCCAAGTGTAGGCACGGTATGGATAATCCATTCGTTAATCTCGTCTATTTTTTGGAGAGTTGCGTCGTCCTTCTCGTCGTAGATATGAAGGGTATAAACGATGATCTCCATACTGTTCTCTTTGGCACTGGTAACCATCGATTCTAGGTTGCTTATTGTCGTATCGATGTCTATTCCTTTATAAACATCGTTTATCCCTGCTGATATAATGACTAACCGAGGCTTGACAGGAAGTGTATCTTTGAAACCGTCGCCGGGATCACAATCCTCATCCAACACGTCTCTACACCAACGTTCAAGAATCTTGACGGTCGTTTGTCCCCGTATAGCATGGTTGTACCAAGTGATACCCGTCGATTCTTTTAGTTCATATGATATTTGCCCCGGCTGATCGTCGTTTTGAATGGTTTGTTCCTTGATGTTCAGCCTTCCAAACAACGGGTATCCTTCGGCAATACTGTCCCCCATGACAACGCCAACAGGCTGTGATAAGGATAACAGAAGCGATAGGATTATTTTCGCCAAGCTGTCGATAAACATCTTCACCACCTCATTATAATTTTACAACATTTACCCGATTTTTACAGCACTAAAATAAGTTAATCCGTTTCCTAATTGGAGAGTTGTTGCATTTTCAGTCATTGCATATACTTCAACATCATCAGATTGATTTAGCTTCAAAATTGTACTTCCTGCCGATACAGTAGATTTTGCTCCTCCTGTAACGGAAGCAGCCAATCGGGTATGTTCAACTCCATTGACATAAATGGAGAGAACTGTTCTGTTGCCATCCGGTTGTCCAAGAGGCCATGTCACAGTAGCTTGAATGTAATACATCCCCGCCTCAACAGGCTCAAACTTTGATGACGTTATATTGAATTCGCCTCGATTGTCATATTCTATTGTATTGAATAAAATTTTTGTCAAAACGCCAGCCGGAATGCTTTGAACATCAGTTTGATATGCCCGGAATGCAGATATCGTGTTCAGTGAAGGCTTGATCAGCAAGTTTCCGCTTGGCGTTCCTACATAAACTTCCAGAGTATCCGTCGTTAAAGCAGGTTCACCACTTGACAAAACAGGAAGATTCGCTTTCAACCCACGCCGAAACTGAATTTTTGTCGCCATTAGAAATCCCCTCCGTCAATAATTCCATCCGTAATTCCAAAAGAATCAGTGAAATTACCACCGTCTACCGCGTTCATCGTAATGCGATAACCAGAGAATTCATCCCAGTTTGAGTTTATCGTTGATACAATATCTTGTATTGCTGCATCTATCACGTTAGGGTCTGCGGTTGTTCCTGCTGTTGTATTCGTATAGAGCGCGTTGATATTTGCTGTTGGCACGTGACCCGTAGCCATGTGATCCCCTCCTATTTACCGGATAATCTGCCGATATACTTTTCTCTGTAAACCAAAACAGGTTCATTCCGGTTGTTTCTCATGCGACGTTGAAAATACTTTCCTTTCTTCTTGAAGATCAACCTTTTCGCGTGGTTGACGATGTTTGTGTAATCCGTATTAGCCCATTCCGCTTCGGCCCAAGCAGATACGCCCCATACGAAGATTTCGTTCTTGAGAGCGGCCGGAACATCGACGGTGCCTGTGGAATAGATAAGCGACACGTCCAATGTTGATTTGATATTCCATTGTTTGGCCTCGATCAAGAGATAATCGAGATATGACGGATGACCGCTAAACTCGAAGCTGAGAAGCCCCGAATAAACGTCGAAATCCACAGGCGTTCCCGTTGTCTGACCAGCATCGTTCCAATCGCTGTATAGATTCTCGTCGAACTTGTGCAGATGTCCCGTTGCCCCCGCGAAATAAGACACGCCGTTAAAAACCAATGACGGTTTTACGTCCCATGGAAACGTCCACACGCGCCATTCCAGGTCCCGCGTGTCCATGACGTAGCAGTAGTATGTTGAATCTCGTGTGATCCACAATTTCAAGAGATTCGATTGCGGGTCGAAGTCCATATAGGCTTGACTTTTCTCGGATTCGGTGAAGCCTACCCCGAGGAAATCAATCTTGTCGCTCATGAGACTTCGCGTAGAGTACTGGCGTACCCCGGTATCGATGGCTCCGGTATCGAATATTTCATGTACTCCATCGTCCGAAAGATAGGCGACTGTCTGTGAGCCGTTTGGGTACGTGACTTTTGCTACGGCCCTTGGCGAAATGACGCCATTAACGGTGTTCAGGAACTTGTCAGCTTCGAAGTTGTCGAAATTCTCGCCCGTAAGTATGGCCCATCCCCTGCGCATCGGGATCAGACATACATTGTTGAAAGCGATACCCGGACCGTTGATGTAATCATTCTCCCGGACAAGAAGGAAAAATTGCGTCTCCGGGAAGTAGTCGTAATGATACCGCTTGGAATAAAACATCTCGTTCGTTCCCGGAGATACGAACACATGTCCTGAATAAACCCATACGAACTTATTGCCCTTGATGTTTATATCGGGAAGGGCGTTTGCAGGTGCAGGAGACGGATCATCCGGTGCCGGGGTGATATTCTTTACCGTTGACCCGTCATATTCTTTTAAACTCCCCGTATCCGCGATAATAAGACGAGACGCGAGATTCGCAGTCGTGAAATCCTCGGTGTAGATGTCGCTGGTTACAAGTGCGTTAGTCATAGTTTGAGGCGTGAGTGCATTCGTCCCATTGAACTTGTACAGCGTCGTTCCCGCTGCGGCCAGAAGGTCCGGCGCGGCAGTCGTACTGCTCTTGTACTGCGTCAGATGGCGGATCGGACCCGTAATCGCGGACGAGGTAACCGGCTTGGAACCGTCGCGTTTTCCAATCGTCCCGATCTCGCGCATGACGGCGTTTTTCGCCAGCGCTTGCGCACCCAACGTCAATTCTGCCGGGTTCTGCGCGGTGTTCTGGCCGAGGAACGTCCTCACTTCCTGCGCAAAATACTGTTGCGGCATCCCTCCACCCCCTAGAACTTGAATCCTCGGTCAACATCTTCGATGCTCGGAACATATCCGCTCGGCGTCACGCCTCTTGCCACTTGATTGGCGAGAACCAGGACTTTGAATCGCTCCCGCGCTCTCGCGTACATGGCCTCGCTCTCATCGAAGGCGTTTCGGCTTTCCTTGGCGATCCCGATCACCCAAAAGGTAAGGCCCATGATACCGGCTTCCGGGAAGTCAAGAACGCTGTTGGTTTCGGTGACTGGTGCAGGATACCCTACATAATGCAGCGTGTAGTCTCCGCTTAAACCCTTCGTATGGATCGCCTGCGCGTCCGATTCCCGCCACCATCCAGTTCCGATGTCGAAGGAGGAACGCTTGTTCACCAGTCTTCCGTTCGAATCGAGAATCCGCAAAGGACTGTACATATCCGTAATATCCGTGTTGTTCCGTTTGAACGTTTGGAATCCGTCCTCGGTGATCGTGAGCGGATCGCTGACCCTTGTCCGATACGCCAGATGCGCGAGTTCCTTTAGGGCACGATTGATAAAGAGTAAGTAACTCTGCGTCTGCTGCGTATCGTTGCCCAATTCCTCATTATCCATGGCGTTCATCGTTTTCGCCAAGGTAATGACATCGCCTGCCGTTGCCATTACATCACCCGCCTAATCCTGCAATTGTTCTCCTGGCAGAATGCGACAACACTTTCGGCCTTCATCGCCATGGTTTTGGTAGGAGCTTCGACTTGAAGCGTGATCTCCCGTCCATGCTCATCTGTTACGGGTACTCGCTTCTCGTCCACTTCGCGGCTGAAAGAAACGATATAAATCATCACCAGCGCTCCCTAACCGAAAGATCGGGATTGGTAAATCCATAGGTTTGCACCACTTGCATTTTTGTCGAGTTGTAAGCCACAGCTGCTCTCTCGTAATTCCGCCGTGCCATCAGTTCTCCGATTTCCTGCTGTGTCTTGAACAACGCATAATACCGTCCCACGCAATAGGACGTGTACAGCGGCATGAACCGGTCATGAAGCTCTATTGAATCCGTGATGTCGCTGAACACGGTCAGGTATTTGTAATAGTCCACGTTGAGTGTGTCCACAAACGGGAACGGACGCGGGAATTGAATCTTTCCGCCGTAGATGCGATAGTCTACCTTAAGTTCCCGATTAATCCCGTTGTCAAAGTCACTTTGAAGCCACAGACGATTGATCTCTTTGAGATCAGCGGGTAGCGGATATTCCGTGTCTGTTGTGTTGATCGTGATTTGATAGGTAGTGGCGGGGATAAAAATCAGGGATTCAATATCCGCGTTGCAGTCGTTGCACCAGTTCACAATCCATTCATTCTCAAGCGGCCCCGTCTCTTTCTCCACTACTGCCCGGATTTCTTCGAGAGTAGCCATTTAGACCACCTCACACGCTGAACGGATCGGCAAAGGCCACAAGAAAGAACGTGTTTTGCGGTGTGCCCCCGTTGGTGTATTTGAGCCGTGCATAATAGGCGTTGCAGTTGAATCGAAAAGCCCTAGACGTGGCCGAATTAATCGTGATGGTGTCGGTTTTGATCCACTTCACGGTGTCTTCGGATTCTTCAATTTCCAACGTGCCTTGCTGGTCTACCTCGACGAGGCCCCGGATTTGGTTGTACATTTCCGTCTTGATTACCGGCGACGTGTACGTGTCGTTTGCGCCGAGGGGCGTCGTTTCCTCGACTTTCTTCGTTCTCATGCAGGACATTTCCCGATCCCCTTTCTAACAGCTTTTCAAGCAGTTCGTTTGTCTTCCGTACTTCTGCCACAAGCGCATTGAGCGCGTCGATTTCCAGATGATATTTCATGGCGTCCTCCTATACAGAAAAAGAGGGGGTTTTAAGCCCCCTCATTTTTCCTCCATGAGTCCGTTGTCCAGCAGCGTTTTGCGCATCAGATTCCACACGCGAACGCCTTCTTTTTGGGCGTCCGTCATGTCATCCGATGACTTTTGCTGCGGGACATACGGAATCTTTTTGACTCCGGCGTTCGGCTTTTGTCCCGGCGTGAAAACCGTCCATTCTACCATCGCTTCACCTGGATTTTCCACTTGCCTTCCGCCAAATCGACGGTCGCGCCTGTGGGATTGAACAGGGAAATTTTGACCTTGTCATCAGCCGAGACATAGCCGGACGCGATAACGCCTTGCAGACTGTACGGTGCCGTTACTTCCACCTTGTCTCCGAGTCTAGCGCCGGTAACGGTGATATCGCTGGATTCCGCGCCCGCGCCGCTTGCGAGAGACGGCGGGTTGAACGTTTCCTCATGGTTGATAAGATCGGTCACGAGCGGCACCGGAGGTTGTCCGAACTTCTTGATGCCGATACCTTCAAAATTTGTCAGTCCCATTTCGGATCACATCCTTATTGCGGATTGTGGCCGAATACGAACGACCAGTCGATTGCACCTTTGCTCCAGCGGCCTACCACCTTGAACTTCGCAACTTCCGTGTCGAAGTCCGTGATCGTGCCGTTTTCCGGCTTGCGGCGGTCAAACCACTTACAAGCGTTCATCATGCGCTTGGAGTCGATAGCGAACCATGCTTTACGGTTCTTCAGGTACGGGTTAATGATGACCTTGATTTGGCCTTCGTACATGTTGATGTTGAAGTTCCCCGCATCCGGTTCGTATCCTTCGCCCTTGCCCGGAATACCCGCGATTTGGAACGCACGGCGAGCGTTGTAAGGAGCAACAAGCAGCGTGTCAGGCATAACCGCCATCAGGTTGCCACGGTCATCCACCCACTCTTGCATTTTTACTGCCGTTTCGTCCCACGAATCAATAGACAGTTCGTCCGTGCCGTAGTTCGATTGCGTGTCCGTGCTGTTGGTCGGGCTGTACGGATGGTCATTCGCACACAGCGCCTTGCCATCCGGCAGAGCCGAATTGTACGAGCGGCCACGGAAGTTTACGCCGGACGTGGTAAAGGCGTTATTGTACAGTTCGACGGCTTGATATTGACGGGTTTTGTACACCGCGTCAGCCATCGAACGGATGCGGTCACGAATAGCCGTCAGTTTGAGATCGTCCACAAAGTCGCGGTCGATCTCACGGCCCAGCGAGAACTTTTCGTGCTGGAAGTATTTTTGCCAGAGTTCGTTTACGTCATCGTAGAAGACTTGATTGTTAGACATTTTCCATTGCTCCATCAAGCCTTCGCCGCCGATCATTTCGATGCTTTCCGTGTCTTTGTTCGATCCTTGGACATCGTACAGTTTCGGAATGAAGTCCGGCCGGTCTTTCATTTCCCGCGTGTAGAGTTCGCGGAATACCGGTTCCAGTACGTCTTTATCCCACAGCAGTTTCGTTTGCATCGTCTTATGCCCCCCTCATTACGACAGTTGCCGGTTCTTCACGATGACCCGACACGTCTTCTTGTTGGTGTTGATTTCGAGAATTGCAAACGGGCCGCTCGCAACGGTTGCCGAGTCCACGGACAGACCGTCCGATGCCACAGCTACCGCATTCGCGCCGACCACGAAACCGGCGTTCGGCGTACCGGAGTACGGCGCTTCCCAAACGTCACCCTCGCGTGCTTGAACCACTTCGAGGATTTGGTTCGTACCAGCGGCGAGATTTTGCGCGGCAAACCCCGCAACAGCATCGGTGCTGCCTGCTTTCGTCCACCGACCGCTTGCGAGTTTCACAGCTTCACCAGCCGTGAATGCTTCGGAATTGGTTGCGAGAATGTGCGAAATACGGCGTTCAGGTGCGCCGTACAGGTTGTAGGCAAAACGGAAACCTTGTGCCATTTGAAATCCCTCACTTTTTCACGTATTTTCTTGCAGCTTTCGGATCAAGTCCGAAAAGCGAAAACGCCGTGGCGAGTTCTTGCGGAACCTCCGGCTCCAACTCTCCGCCGGCGTCTGTCTCCACTTGAGCGCGAAGTCCCAAGCGCTGTTCCTTTAGGGCCTGTTGCTTTGCCATCTGTTTGTTGCGCTCGATAATGGCGTTTTTGTGCGCGAGTTCGTAAGCGTCCAACGGATCATACCCGCGTTCGATACGCGCTTGCATCTCCGGCGTGTACCAATCAGGCGTACCGCCCTCAGCAAAGGCTATCGCGCTCTCACGCAGTTCAGGATAGGCGGTATAGAGTGCTTCCCACTTCGCCGTCCATTCCTGCTGCATCCGCTCTTGTGACTCACGTTGTGCACGTTCCTGTGCCTCTTGCTTGATTCGTTGTGCCTCGATGAAATCCGGATGCTTCGATACCCATTCTTCGACGCTTTCCGGGTCAAGCCCGGCTGCTTCGGCTTGTTCGCGGAGACGTTGGCGTACCTGTTCGAATTCGTCTTGACGCCTCTTTTGCGCCTCCTGTTCAAGCTTGTCGAGGTTGGCGAGGTATTCAGCGTGATCCTTGAACCCTGCGAGTTTGGCGGCTCGGTCAAGGGCTTGTTGGAGTTCCGCTTTCCTCTGCCGTTCACGGTCAAGGGCATAGGCTTTCTGCACATATTCGGGAAGTTGATCTTCGGTCAGTTCAAACTCCCGTTCTTCCTTGTCCACCTTCGCCTTGACCTTGATGACGTTGGACGTGGGTTTTTGCTCTGTGGCGGGAGCATCCGTTACGTCCGTTTCCACAGCCTCAGAATTGTCTTCTGCGGCGTTTTCTTGTTCGCCCGGTACATCAAGACCAAATGCTTTAAAAGCGTCCTCTACGGCCTGATTTTGGGCGTATGCTTGCGTCTCGTTGCTATGGCTGGCAACTTGATCGCTCATAGATTGATTCTCCTTTCAGATCCGCTATGGCAGGCGGCAGTAATAAGGGCCGTAGGAGTCTCGCCCACGGCCCAGTTCAAGAAGGCCCGAATCACCTTTTCTTATTTGATTGTCCTGCCTTATTCAAGGCAATAGCCACCGCTTGTCGTTGCGGATAGCCTTCTTCGCGCAGCTTCTTGATGTTGTCGCTGATTGTCTTCTTCGACGATCCGCGTTTGAGAGGCATGTCCGTGACTCCTTTACTCGATTCTCTTTCCGACAAAGTAAAAATGCCCGTCTTCCCCTCGACAGACGAGCGGTTTCCCGCAATCCACACAGGTACTAGCGCTGTATTTGTCGCGTTTTTTTTTCCATTTTGGATCAAGCAAATTCACCAAATGCTCGCCGCACTCGCATTCTACGCGGACGAACTTCGCGACAACTTTCGCTGTTCTCAACCTATCGGCACCCCTCCTTGCACCAATTGCAACGCAGCTTGCGCCGCTTGCGCATCCCGCTGGCGCTGTTGCTCCAGCTTCGCCATTTCAACCTGATTTTCGCTCTCGATCTTCATGCGCTCCGTGGCGATTTTCTCGCCTTCAAGCTGCATTTTCGCTTGATCGAACTGTTGGACTTGACCGGCGAGTTGTTGCATCTGCTGTTGGAGTTGTTGGTTCTGCTGTTGAAGCTGCTGAATCTGCTGCATGATCTGTTGTTCACGCTGCATCCTCTGGTTGATGATGTCGAAGGGTTCCAGGCGACCGTTCTGCACCGCGTACCGTACAGCCTCGCCGTCGATAAGCGGCATTCCGGTTGTCGGATCCGCCGTGGCAAGGAGATTGAACGCCGTTTGAATCCAATATTCGCGGTCTGTCGGTTTCTCGACGCCGATTTTGACCGCAATATCGAATTTCGGGACGTATTCCTCCATCACCTGAACGGTGATTTCCTCGCCCGTCGTCGGGTCGATCAACGTCGCCTCGCTTGGCATCGTGTTGATCAATCGGCTCCGGCTGATGCTCACTTGCCGTCCCGTCACGCGCCCGATCCGCTCGTCAATGTAAAATTGCGCCATGTTCGCGATGTACATTTCAAACACTTCTTGCAAAGCGTCCTCGATCAATTGTGACGCGACCGTAAGACGTGCGTTCGCCGCTCCAATGAGCGCTTTCGCCTGTTCGCCGCTCGTGACATTGGGGTTCGCTTGTCCGTTGGCGCTGTCAAATTGGCCCGGAATCTTCTGGAGCATGTCCAGATAGTAGTTCATGACCTTAAACACGGTTTCCGGGACGTTGACGCCTTGCAATTCCTTCACGCCATCCAATCGCGCGACTTCCAGCAGCGCACCCGGCAGGCTGCGGTTTTGGCGGAAACGCTCAATCTTCGGTATCGCGTCCGGCTCGTACAAGACCGCCGCGTTACCTTGCTTGGCCATCGTCTCAACCGCGATCTCTGCGAATTTGTTGAGCATAATTTGCGGTTGGATCATGTCGCGCATGTAGCCCTTGCCCCACGGGTTTTCTTCGTCGGGGAAGAGTGTCCGCGCTACAATCGGGTATTTGCCGTGGTCGTAGACGTAACTTTTGTGCTCAAGGAAAACGCCGCCGACCGTGACGTAGAGGCAATGTATACCGTCCATCTTACCTTGTGCTTTGGCGAGGTATTCGGACGGGTCGAGTCCTTGCATAAGCTTGTCCTGCGCGAGTTCAGAAAAAAGTTCCTTGTCTTCTCGCGTCATGATCTTTGGCTTGCCTCTGTACCAATACTCGATCAGGCCAGCCGTCTTGTTTGTGGCCGATCCTGCGCTTCCCGGTACACGATCCGCGTTGAATCCGTTGGGCGAGTATTCGCCGTCGAAGATATGCACGTCCGCATCGTCCATGTCCGGCTGCACTTTTTTGCCCGTCTTCGGCCAACGCTCCCGGAAGTATTCGATCGGCTTGCGGAAGTGGAACATGTGCGCCGCGCCTTTTTGCAGGTCAATAAAGTCCCTTATGCGCGGATCGGGGAAGAACGTCGCAAAGTCCACCGGAACGATGTCGTTTTGGCCCCTCCATCGGTACATACCCGATCCGCCTTCGACGTCCGGGTCATACAGCACCTTATAGATCAACGGGCCATGGATCACCATTCGCCGCACAGCGCGAATGTGCTTAGGCTGGAACTTGATCTGTCTCAACTCATACGGCATGTAGTCGTTGAGATCGGCTGCCTTTTTCTCGTCGCTCGGCTCTTGCGGCTCAAACTCCGGGTAAGGCATCCAACTGCACAGTTTGGACGTGATGGACTCTATCTGGCTCCACGCCACGTTATCTACCGAGTTCGGACGCATCTTACTGACCGATTCGGGCCGGAGTCCGTGCCAGTGATCGCCGCGATAGAACCGTTGCTCCTGCCGCCAGATCGGTTCGTACTTCTGGCGCTCGGATTTGAAATAGTTGTAATCGTTGAGCGCCATATCGACAAGCTTTTGCTGCTCGGGTGTGTTGATCGGCTCTTGTTGCGCGGATTCGTCCGATCCAAACACCCCGGCAAACGCCTCTTTAACCTTGTCCATTACAGCCACGCGGTCACCCCCTTACGCAAAATAAAAAAGCGCATCAATGCGCTTCTTCCTCAATCCCCGGATCATCATAAAAACTCATCGGCCTTCTGCTTTCCCGTTCCTCTACCATTAGCATACCCTTGTTCCGCCGATACTCTCCGTAATCCCGCGCCATCAGCTTATCCGTCAGAACGTCGATCATGTGTTGTTGACGCACCATCACAACCATGCAAACGGTACTGATCGCTGCTATGGTGATCCCGGCGCATATAAGCATCAAGGTTAATGCGTCCATCGTCTCACCTCACCAAAAGCCGTCATATCCGGCGCTGTCCTCGTCTATATCCTCGTCGAACCGATGCGCCGGCGTCCTGTGCTTGTCCTCACGCTCAACAGGCGGCAGCGCATGGACGATCTCACCCGCCATCGACGCCGTATCAACCTGGTCGTCGTGCTTGCCGCGCGGGAACGCCAATAGTTCGTCCTCATAGTCGGTTAACCACGGCGCACCCTCTCGATGGTAGACCATGCCGACTTCGTACCGGGCGGCAATCACAAGCGAGCGCGTTACCTTGTCCTTGTCAACCTTGATCGGCCGCACGGTCATACCTTCCCGGCGCATCTCTTGGATCAGGTTGGTCCCAAACGTCTTGTCCTCGACCGCCTGAAAACGCGGTCTGTACCTGTTCCGCAGTTCGCGCATGAGCGGCTTTTGATCCGGCCCCTCGATATGCGTGCGGTACACGTCGTACAAGAGCAGATCATGCGTCGGTGTGACGTACCACGTGGACACTACAAAGTAGTCGTTGATCGTTTTTTCGCTGTTGGCGGTGTCCACCGTCTGGAAGCACCATAGCGACTCTTTGCGATAGCGCCTCTCCACGTCGCCGTGAAGCACGAAATACTGCTGGTTGCCGATGGTTTGTTCGGAAAAGTACCGGAAGTATTCGCGTTTGAATATCGTTCCTTCCGCCGCGCTCGGACGTTGCTGATACAGCGCGTTGAAGACGTATGATCCAACGTCCTGCCGAATCTGACTAAGACGTTGGAGGTCAAACCCAAATTCCGGCCATAGCGGTTCACCCGGTTGTCTTCCGAGGTAATCGCCTTCTTCCGCGATTGCGGGAAAGTTTATCACCGTCCATCTGTCGCCGGTGTGTGTGCCTTCTTCAATTTCTTCGCGTTCTTTCTTGAGCAGTCGGCCGACAAGATCATCTTCATGCCACCGCGTCATGACGATGATAATACGACCGTCAGGCGTTAGACGGGTGTATAGGGTGGATTGGTACCATTCCCATATCTTCTCGCGCATGACCTCGCTGTTGGCTTCCTCGGCGTTTTTAACCGGATCGTCCACAATGGCGATTTTTGCGCCACGGCCTGTGATCGGTCCGCCTACACCAGCAGCCGTTACGCCGCCCCGGTATCCCTCGATGCCCCACGACTCCGCCGATTGGTTTTGCGGATCGACTCTAACACCAAACACGGCGTAATGGCTCATCAGCGTATCCCGCGCGATCCGGCTAAATCCCCGCGAAAGGTCGATAGAGTACGATGCGAGTATGATCTCGTCGCCGGGATTGCGCCCCACATGCCACGCCGGAAACTTTTTCGAGACCCGTTCGGACTTGCCATGACGCGGCGGCATGGCGACGATCAAGCGCTTTATGCGGCCCTCGGACACGTCTTGCAGTGCCTTGTCCAGCACGTCCAGATGCCGGCCGGGCTTGTCTTGATACGACGAATCATAGTCCATGAAATATGAAAAGTCCGCATAGGCTCGCGCCTGTCGGACTTCCTCAAGTGTGGGAATCTTCATGCTATCCCGTCGCTTTCAGGATGGACGTGACTTTCTTTCCCGCCTTAAATCGTTCCGCATGCTCCAGCTTCTTTTTCTTGTGATATTCGTCATCGAACTGGTGGAACAAATATTCCGGAACGTCTCCGCACTGGAACAAAAACGGGTTCATATAGTAGGCCGTAATGTCGCCGGATTTCCACATACCGATGGCGTTTTTCTTCATCAGTGTTTTCATTGTCTTGTGCATCTTCGACTTGTCCATGCCGATTTGCTTGGACATCTGCTCAATGTTCATGTAGTCACCGCTTGGCGATACAATGGCGTTCATGTTCAGTTGCAAATATTCGGCCAGACGGTTCAAAATCCGTTCCTCTGCCGCCGTAAAAATATCCTGCTTGTACACGTGCCGCCACACCTCCGTCATCTTTTTGGTAAACCTTTCCGATTTACCGTAATGCAATATTTCACCAGTTCGGTCGCTGATAAAAATTCTTCGGATCGCCAAACATGTCACCCCCTTGGGGAGTGGTAATTTTACCACGAAACTGTGGTATTTTTACCACACGAAAAAACGCCGTCTTTCCCTTTCGTATCAAGGGATTTCGGCGTTTCTGTGTTTCGGCTAATTCTTTCTCTATATATTATTCCTGCGTCTTCGACAATATCGCTTCCAGCTGCGCCAGTTCTGCCGCCGACAGCTTGCGCAGGTCATGTGTCACCGTCATGTTGGAGTCGATACGGCCGGTGTGCTCGGTCTGTACGCGCTCGCGGTATTTGTCCGGTGCTGCGCCCTTTAGCAAAAAAATCAACAGCGTGTCGCTGTATTTCCGGACGACACCGACCTTTTTCCCGCCCTGGTATACCGGTTCTTCGACGCCTTCCACGGCCCGGCGACGTGCTTCTTGTTCAAGACGTTCGATGGATTTTTGATGCGCGTCTTCAAAAGCTTTCGCATAGATCGGATCCGTTTTCAGCCACTCGTAATGTGTGCATCGGTCGATGTTGGCTATCTCCGCCGCCTGTGTAATCGTACCGCATTCGGCATAGGCGGCCAGAAAAGCGCGTTTTTTCGCATGTTGGATTTCGTTGGTCACTGATGCTTCGGCTTTCTTCCGCCTAGCCATCCCTCATACCTCCTTACATCTTGTATCTACAACCAAACAAAAAAGCCCGCGATATGCGGACTGTGGTATGTATGAGGAATGAGGCGGCGCCACCCCATCCCTCGTATATCGGCCAGCCTTGTTACGCTTGCAAGCAGAGGCTCGGCTGGAACTGTTCTTTTGGAATGCGGCCATGGGCCATTCTCCCATGGACGGCAACTTTCGAACTTCGGCCACCGCACGGAACCAAGGTTCTTACGGACTGGTTACCAGCCTTGGACATTTTGCCCGCCGTGTGTCCTCATGTAGTCGCCCTCTCTAATCACAGTGCGTCTCTCTTCCGCCACCGCATCCCCGACCAGGCTATCCCCGATCCCTTATCTTCCTGCGCAGGGAAGTATCTGTGCCGGCCTACCGGCGTTGGATATGTGATGCCCGCCCCCTCCGCTTGACCCGCCACGCATAAGCGTGACAGGCGGACGGTAAAACCATCACGACGGAGACAACGGGCGATTCACCGATTTCACCGCCCTATTCCCTATCCGACTCCCACGCTGGAAGGAAGGATTTCCTCACGACCGAAGAGGTCATGGTTTCGGGATATAGTGGCGGCGATTGCGACCCCCGGAGCAAGGATCCCACGTCCGAATGACGCTGCCAGCATTACGCTGACCTTGCTGTTACCCGGCGCATGTCGCGATATACCCCGCCGCATCCTAGGAATCCGCCCCGCTCTACCTCCAACAAGGAAGGTTTCCGCGAGACGGTACGGCGGTATGTGTGACGCGCAAGGTTCGCTATAGGTCCGGGAATGGCTACCCGGCACATGTTCGGCGGCAGCTTGCGCGGATCACCTAACGTAGGCGCACCGTTAAAAGGAGGTGATCGCACGGTACGCCGCAGAGTCGAGATAACCGGCGTCTGCATCTACGCCCGGTCAGCGCCCGATCCCCACGGTATCACTATAGCATGGGTATAGGGCCAAAAAGAGGCCAACTTTCGCACACTCCAAAAAATTTTTGAAATAGAACATTTGTTCTGATTGACACGGTAAACATAATGTTGTATGATGGAACCAGAAACAAGATAACCCCCGCCGGTCTGGCACACCGACGAGGGCCGGGGCAGAGAATATCGGTAGCCTCTGCCCCTCCATCATAACACATTTTGGAGGGAATCGAAAATGCCGAAAGTTCTTGAAAAGAAGGTCCTGCGTGAAGGTTACGGTGCGGATGGGTTGTCAATCGTTCTGGTGGAGCACAGCAATGGTTACGGCGTGTACTACTACAGCCATTGCGAAGATCAGCAATACCCGGTGATGACCACTACGGACATGATGGAGGCGAAAGATCATTACTATGCCGAAATCTACCGGCATGCTGCCAAAAACACAATTCTTCGGGTGGCACAGAAACGGGTAGAACGCGGCGCGCAAATCGAAGACATCCAGCGCCTGCAAGAACAACTGCTGGACACGTGGAAGGATCCGGAGATCCGGCAGTTCATCCACGATCTCAACAAGGTGGTGTTCACGCAATGACCGAAGCATGGGTAAAGCGTTATAACGAACTGTGTGATGCGCTGGAAGCGAAGGGCGTCGATCCGAGCGACGCGGCATTGATGGATCGGAACTTCTGGTGCCGCGAGAAGGTCGAGACTGCTGGAGCGTTGGAAGAAGCCGAGGAACTGATCAGACTCATTGATTCGTTGCCACCTGTTAACCCCGCCTGACGATGGCAGCCCGGCAAGCTGCCGAAACTCCCTTCGGGGAGTCGCGGGAAGCCGCAAAAAACCACGGAGGTGTGAAAATCATGCCGAAAACGTTGAGTCTCAGGGTTGCTGTGGGTCCGTATTTTCCCGGCGAAAGAACAAAGTATGTCATACTGGCTGACCGTTCGGATCGTTGGAAAAACTGGTATATATACGACAGATTGGAAGATGCGAAAGAGTATGAAATTCCGGATCAATTTGTCGTGTATTGCACGGAAAGAGGCGAGGTAGCGTTTTGGGATGAAGATACGCAAAAATTCTATACGCTTGACGTTTCTCACGATGGTTATTTGATGGTTAAAACCAAAAAGAAGACAGTAATTTTGAAACCAGTGCAGGGCTAGGCCCAGTCCCGTGAAAGCCGGGACCGCCCCGAAAGGGGCGCGGCGCTCAACCTGCGGAAAGCAGGCAAATCAAATTGAAAGGATGGTTGTGTATGTTTGTATACCACAATGCAATTTGGACGGGAAAGAAATTCAAGGACCAAATATACCTGGAACTTGAAAAAACGAGACGCGGCCTCCATGCCGCATGGGAGGTTGGAGGGGGCCATACCAATACAGGTTCGGCCCAACTCATAGCGAATGCCGACGGCTCCCCGAAAAAACCGATTTATATCCCGAAACGCGGACCGAAATGCGGCGGACATGCGTTATTCGTGCTCGAAGTAAACGACATTATCATTAGTACATATCATCATCGCAAAAACTTCGAGCACTATGTCTATCGAGTCAAAAGAATACGGCCCCTTTCCAGGAGGTTTTGGGCCGACAAAGACGAGTTGAATTATCACACACCGTTCGAATTGGCGGTGTTCGACATCAAAGATAATATCGAGGAAGGGGAGATTCCTCGAAATATATCACTTATGGACATCAATGTTTCCCTTACACACGAAGAA